GGCACCTGGCACTGTAAGAGAATGTCGTGAGTTTGTAAAAAAATATAATGATGTAGAGAACTTTGACATCTATGGAAATGAAAGATATATCTACCAATACATTTCAGATCTTTATCCAGAAGAGCAACTTATATTTGATATTGACAAGATAAAACTCACAACAATTGATATTGAGGTGAAATCAGAGAATGGATTCCCTGATGTAGAATCTGCTGCAGAGGAGATATTACTGATATCAATACAAGATTATAAGACCAAACAGATACGCACATGGGGTTTAGGTGAGTTTAATAACAAACAAGAGAATGTAATATACAAATCATTTAGATCGGAATATGAATTACTACATGACTTCATACATTGGTGGATGATCGAAGGTAATACACCAGAAGTTATTACTGGTTGGAACAGTAAGTTATATGATATTCCATATGTATGTCGCAGACTTGGATCGTGTTCTTGGTGGTAAACTTATGAAAAGAATGTCACCTTGGGGTCTGGTGACAGAGTGTGAAACTTTTATTGCAGGTCGTAGACATATTTCATATGACATTGGTGGTGTCTCACAGTTAGACTATCTTGATCTTTATAAGAAGTTTACTTATAAGGCACAAGAGTCATATCGTTTGGATTATATTGCATCTGTTGAACTTGGTCAAAAGAAACTTGATCACAGTGAGTTTGATACATTCAAGGACTTCTATACAAAAGGTTGGCAGAAGTTTGTCGAATACAACATCATTGACGTAGAACTGGTTGATCGTCTTGAGGACAAGATGAAGTTGATTGAACTCGCACTCACGATGGCATACGATGCAAAGGTCAATTATGAAGATGTATTCTATCAGGTACGTATGTGGGATACAATTATCTACAATTACTTGAAGAGAAGAAACATTGTCATTCCTCCAAAAGAAAGATCTGATAAGTCTGAAAAGTATGCAGGTGCATATGTAAAAGAACCCATACCTGGCAAGTATGATTGGGTGGTATCATTTGACTTGAATAGTCTATATCCGCATTTGATTATGCAATATAATATTTCCCCAGAAACTTTACTTGAGAACAAACATCCGACAGTTACAGTTGACAAAATACTTAACGAAGAACTCACATTTGAAATGTATAATGATAGTGCCATTTGTGCCAATGGTGCAATGTTCCGTAAGGATATTCGTGGGTTTCTACCAGAACTGATGGAGAAGATGTATAATGAAAGAGTCATCTTCAAGAAGAGAATGATCAAAGCAAAGAAAGCATATGAAAAGAAGAAGACAAAAGATCTTGAGAAAGAGATTGCCCGTTGCAATAATATCCAGATGGCAAAGAAGATTTCTCTCAACTCTGCCTATGGTGCGATTGGTAATCAATACTTCCGCTATTACAAACTAGCAAATGCGGAAGCAATTACATTATCAGGGCAGGTTTCAATTCGTTGGATTGAAAACCATATGAACAATTATCTAAACAAAATATTAAAAACGGAGGACATTGATTATGTTATTGCTAGTGATACTGACAGTATCTATCTCAACTTGGGTGATCTTGTCAATCGGGTATACGAAGGCAGAGAAAAGAATGCTGAAAGCATCGTGTCGTTCCTTAATAAGGTGTGTGAAGTGGAATTCGAGAAATATATTGAGAATTCTTACGAAAAGTTGGCCAAGTACGTAAATGCTTATGATCAAAAGATGTTCATGAAACGTGAGAACATCGCAGACCGTGGCATCTGGACAGCAAAGAAAAGATATATTCTTAATGTTTGGGATAGTGAAGGTGTTCGATATGAAGAACCCAAACTCAAGATGATGGGTATTGAAGCAGTGAAGTCATCAACTCCTGCACCTTGTCGCACAATGATTAAGGATGCACTCAAGTTGATGATGAATGGCACAGAAGAAGATGTCATTGAATTTATTGATGAGTCTCGAAAACAATTTAAACAATTACCACCAGAAGATATTGCCTTTCCTCGCACTGCATCAAACGTGCAAAAGTATAAGGCATCGTCTACAATATATGCAAAGGGCACACCAATACATATTCGTGGTGCGTTATTGTTTAATCACTATGTCAAGAAGAATAAACTTGACAAGAAATATTCTTTGATTGGAAATGGTGAAAAAGTAAAGTTCTTATATCTTTACAAACCAAACATCATTCAAGAGAATGTTTTATCTTTTATTCAAGACTTTCCACATGAACTCGGACTTGACAAATACATAGATTATGATCTACAATTTGAGAAGAGTTTCGTAGAACCACTCAAGACAATACTTGATTCAATCGGGTGGAATGTCGAAAAAACTGTTAACCTTGAATTATTTTTTAAATAATGGATTTACCTATTGATATAAATGAACTTGAAGTCATTATTGAATCTGTATCAGATGTTGATACTGAACTGTGTCGTAAATTAAGGTTGGTTAAAACATTGATTGAAGAAGGTAAACCTTATAAGAAAATACTTCGTGAAAAATATGGAATGGTAGCATGAATATAGATAAACACTTTGATCCTACAGATGATCTTGAAAAAGAACTTTTACAGGAACTTGACGATATCGCAAGACAGTTAAATGGTAAGATTACATACAGTGCCTATGGTAATAGTATGGGTAGATCTTCCAAAACTGTAACCATTGAATACGACATTATAGAATAGTATGGATTTTTTAAAAGAAATAGTAAAAGAGATTGGTGATGAATTTACCCAAATCGCAGCAGATATAGATGAAACAGAAAGATTCATTGATACAGGAAGTCATATCTTCAATGCGGTTGTTAGCGGTTCCATTTATGGTGGCGTTTCTAGTAATAAGATCACTGCCATCGCTGGTGAAACCTCTACTGGAAAGACTTATTTTTCCCTTGCTATTGTCAAGAACTTTCTGGACACTAACCCTGATGGGTATTGCCTCTATTTTGATACTGAAGCTGCAATCACCAAGGGATTACTTGCATCTCGTGGAATTGATCAAAACAGACTTGTTGTTGTCAATGTCGTTACTATAGAAGAGTTTCGTAGTAAGGCACTCAAAGCAGTTGATATATACTTAAAGAAAGATTTGACCGAACGCAAACCTTGTATGTTTGTGTTAGACTCTTTAGGTATGCTCTCAACAGAGAAAGAGATAAGAGATACCTTGGATGATAAACAAGTCCGTGATATGACCAAATCACAACTTGTGAAGGGAGCATTCCGTATGCTTACACTTAAACTTGGTCAAGCAAATATTCCACTTATTGTTACTAATCATACCTACGATGTTATCGGATCTTATGTCCCAACTAAAGAAATGGGAGGAGGCAGTGGCCTCAAATATGCCTCGTCTACAATCATTTATCTCTCAAAGAAAAAGGAAAAGGATAAGACAGAAGTTGTTGGAAACATTATTAAAGCTAAGACGATTAAATCCAGACTCTCAAAAGAAAACCAACAAGTAGAGATAAGACTCTACTATGATGAAAGAGGTCTTGACAAATACTATGGTCTTCTTGACTTGGGAGAGATTGGTGGTATGTGGAAGAATGTTGGTGGTCGATATGAGATAGACGGAAAGAAAGTCTATGGTAAACAAATATATGCAGAACCAGAGAAATATTTTACAGAAGAAGTAATGAGTAAGTTAGACGAAATTTCAAAGAACACATTCTCATATGGAACGAATTGAATTAACGATTCTTCGGAATCTCATATTTAATGAAGAATACTCACGAAAGGTAATACCTTTTATTGAACCCGACTACTTTGAAGAGAGAAAAGAGAAAGTTATATTTGAGGAGATAACCTCATTCATTATAAAGTATGATTCTGCTATAACAATCGAAGCACTAAATATTGAGGTTGAAAATCGAACAGACTTAACAGATACTGAACTAAATGAAATCAGAGATATAAACAGATCTCTTGATGATTCTCCAGTTGATTTTCATTGGTTAACTGACACTACAGAGAAATGGTGTCGTGATCGTGCTATATATTTGGCACTTATGGAATCAATTCAGTTAGCAGATGGAAAAGATGACAAAAAAGGAAGGGATGCTATTCCTAGTATTCTCTCTGATGCTCTGGCTGTTTCTTTCGATAATAATATAGGACACGATTACTTACTAAACTATGAAGAAAGATATGAGTATTACCACAAGAAAGAAGACAAAATCGAATTTGATCTGGAATACTTTAACAAAATTACCAAAGGCGGTCTACCTAATAAGACTCTTAACATCGCACTTGCTGGTACGGGTGTCGGGAAGTCTCTATTCATGTGCCATCATGCTAGCTCCGTGTTGCTCCAAGGGAGGAACGTACTCTACATTACAATGGAAATGGCAGAGGAAAAAATTGCTGAACGAATTGATGCAAACCTTTTAAATATTCCGATACAGGATTTAACTGATTTACCTAAACCAATGTTTGATAAAAAGGTAACTAACCTTTCAAAGAAAACACAAGGTCAGTTAATTATCAAAGAATATCCAACAGCATCAGCACATAGTGGTCACTTTAAAACATTACTAAATGAACTATCATTGAAAAAATCATTTCGACCTGATATAATATTTGTAGATTATCTAAATATCTGTGCTTCTTCAAGATACAAAGCAAACAGTGGTGTCAACTCTTACTCGTATATCAAAGCAATTGCGGAAGAACTTCGTGGTCTCGCTGTCGAAGCGAACGTACCGATTGTATCCGCAACTCAAACTACTCGCAGTGGTTTTGCTAGTTCTGATGTTGATCTTACCGATACCTCTGAATCATTTGGCCTTCCTGCAACTGCTGATCTTATGTTCGCTCTTATATCTACTGAAGAACTCGAAGAACTCAATCAGATAATGGTTAAACAACTTAAGAACAGATACAATGATCCGACTATATTCAAGAGATTTATTATAGGTATTGATCGATCAAAGATGAGATTATATGACGTTGAGCAAAAGGCACAGGATGATATTCTTGACAGCGGACAAGAAGAGGAGTATAATAATGAAAAAGCAAAACCGAAAAAATCATTTGCAGAGTTTAAGTTTTAATTATGTCTGGAGATTACAACACACACAACAATCAACAACCACATATCAATTATGCAGGACAAAAAGTTGACTTGGATAAGTATGCTTTATTCGTGGATGGTGTCACATCCGATCCCAGTAAGGATTATAAATCTTTCCTTGAAAGTCTTAGTACCCTTGACGGAGAAGGTTCCAATATTCACAGGCTTCTTACTGCTGCTGTTGGTATTAGTGCTGAAGGTGGTGAATTTATGGAAATCGTTAAGAAAATGGTTTTCCAAGGTAAACCTTGGAATCATGATAATCGTGAGCATCTTATTATTGAGTTGGGCGATGTAATGTGGTACGTAATGCAAGCATGTAAAGCACTACATGTATCATTAGATGAAGTGATAGAATGTAATGTAGATAAATTAAAGAAGAGATATCCTGGTGGGGATTTCGATGTTCACTATTCAGAAAACCGTAAGGAGGGAGACAGATGAGAGAACAACTAATCAAAGCACTACTCGCACACGCACAAGGTGACATTGCGAAACACAAAGCAAACATTGAAGTATATCTTGCAAATCCTGTGGGTATTGGGGAGCATTCAAATATTGTAGAAGCAATCGAAGGAGAGTTAGATATGATTGCAAAGTATCAAGATCAGATAGACATAATAAATAAATATTTCAAAAAGTAATTTTTTGTTAAAATGGCCAAACCCAAAGCAAATCTAGAAGAGATAACTAATTATCTCTATAAGATAGGTAAGGTTAACAAAGATGTAATCACTTTTAGAAAAGTAGACTTTGAAGTTTTTAAGGTAAAGAGTGGTATAGAATTATCTCTTGAGCATCCTGGTAGTATGAAAGATTTAAATTTTTTTAAAAGTGGAATATTTAAAGCACTAATAGGAGGATTTTCAGGATTAATAAGAACACAGGATAAACAGGGATATAAAATTTTAAAGTTTACAGAAAACGGTAAATCTATATCTATTACTTTTGATGTTGAAGAGAATGAAAATCTTGCTAGTATAAAAGGTAAAACCATACCTACAAGAATTCAAGAGGAAGGTTCTACTATAGTTTTTAATAGAGCCTTACGTGATAATAAAATATTTACAGAGACTAGAGATAAAAAAATTTTAGTCAGTGGCAAAGCTATAGAAAATGATAAAGTTTATAAACAATTAGTACAGTTGTTTGGTCCTGTATGGAATTCTAGATTAGATGGTTGGATATGGACATATTATCAGCAGCAAAAGGAAATGTTAAAAGAATATAGTGGTCGTCAATGGGATGAGTTTAGATATGATAATCAATCTTTTGTCAAATTCTTTGAAAAACACATGAAAAATTTGAGAAGAGATCATGATCCTGCAGTGCCAGCAGGAAGGTATGAAACTTGGAACCCGTCTGATATTTGGGCAGTGAGAGGTATGAATTCTGTTAAAGAAAGAATAATAAAATCTATAACACCAAAACATCAACATTTGATTGAGTTAAACAATTTATTAATTGAGTTAATGGAGAATGAAGAACTTGTTGGAGTATCTCT